GTAAACGTATGAGAGATTGTGCTGCGCTTCGGTGGCATCTATACAATGAATTTTTTATAGCTGTTGTAACTTTAATATCCAAACATCAATGCCCCACGACCTCCATAGATTCGTAGAATATTGTATGTCTCAGCATAGACATAGATCCAGTAGCGCGAGGCAGATGTACCAAGTGCGTTACCTCTGGGAGCAGCAAGACGTATTTGAAGTTCTAGCCGACGAATTTTGTCCAGATTTGCTTCACCTGAAGGCATTGATCCAGGAAGATGTCCGTGCATCACACCAAATGGTAGATTGTAATAGTATCGGTTAACCCAAGGTGCTTTCCGTTGTTCTAATGAAGGTAAAATACTTCTAAAAAGTGCTGGAGCTTCTGTTCCATATCGCACAAGTCTGCCCTCATAGACAAGCGCAAAACTGGCGATTGGTTCTGATTCACGTGTGCTGAACGCAGGACTATACGTTTTTGAGAGACTCTGTGAATTTAGCCCTTGCGCATCTGGCCACCAAGGCGCAATCGGTGCATCGACTCCACTCAAATCACGTGTCGCAAGAAAATGAGCATTAAACTCAGGTGCTTCTTTCCGTTGAGCAAAAAAGAAAATATCACGCGTAGGGTTTGGAATCTCTAGTGGTATATTTACTTCCAGATACTCTTTCGTATCATACGGTTCGTTTGCGTAGTGTTGTGTAATGGGTAGAGTAATATCTGCGAGGCGGAAACGATTTGCTTCAGACTTATCTAAGTAAATATACTCTACCATCATATAGGTATCTCCTAGTGGAAGAGTTCCTGGCATCGTAACGCCAGGAATCTCTGTTATTGGTGGCGTGATTCCATTTGTGTAATAATAAGAGTTTGTTTCATATGTATAAAACTTCGCATAAGGGACCTTAGGATATTTTACACAGACTGTTTCTTGTTTTGTTATTACCTCACTCACAAGCATGTTATTAAGAGGAGCAAAGGTTACACTTATTTGAACAGAATCTTGACTTAGGGCATCAATCGGTAGAAATGAACCTGGATCTCCATTTGAAAACCAAAATGGAATCGGCGTAATCGTTTGTGTCGGTCGTTTCTGTGGATCCCATCCAATCTTTTTAAAGTTGAATCCATTATCATATCGTTGGATCATTTGATTCACGAGCGGAACCTTTTCTAAGGGTGTTTTGAATTCATCTAAAATTTCAAGAAGACGATAATCGAGTTGTTCTACTTTCTCGTTCCCAATACTCAATTGAATATTTTGAAAGATCGCATGTCCAAGTGAGTTTGTCCATCCAAAGTTCGGCCCTGCGAAGTTGGCTCCACCTGCGGCCTGAGCAACGAGTTGCTGAGATACAATGTCTGGATAGTTCACAACAATATAGATTCGACTAACCAAATGCGCCTGTCTCGGAAGAGTTAGATTAACTGTTTTTCCGAAGTCAGGGATCTGATCAAAGTCAACTCGCACCCACTGCGTTGTAAAGCGACCAGCCTTTATAAAAACTTTCTTAAAAAAATCTAAGTTAGGCTGACCTTTTGGTGATAGAAGTCGTAGGTCTTGAATGCCTGACTGTAAGATTTTTAGTAGTGCGGCCACCATCCTACCGTGAGGATAGGTTATATGGAATAGAAGACAAACCGCAGTCCATACTCCCTCATACACTTCTTTAAGAAACATTCACATGCTTGGCATGGCTGAGAATAGCGACTATTCTCCGTGCGACCATTACGAAAGATATACATATCTGCGCCTCGCATCAGTTCAGTATTTCCAAGCTTCTTTACAACTGCGCGCTCTGCATGAATGCTACGATCACTGTATCCGCAGCCCATATGACGTGAACCCACCTGATTACATGCCTCTGCGATAATCTTTCCACGCTTTACAAGCACGGCAACATGGATATGACACCAGTCTGTGTTCGTAAGTGGATTGTTTCGGAACTTAGCCCCTTCATTTTCAAAGATATTCTTTGCAAAGGAATGTGCTATGCGCGGCTCTTTCATCACCAGATTAGGATATTTGTCAAACCTTCTAGGAGGTTGTGGAGGTGCTGGAGGCTCCATTGTAGCGATACCTTAGATGAAGCTGGTAATGATTTCAAATTTATAAGTGCTTTGTCGCGAAGTCTTGTAATACTTCCGCATTCATCAGAAGCACATTTAGATCATGCTTACGATTATGATCTTCATATTCACTACGAACATGCTTGATTGCCTTGATTAAATGCTCGATCCCTTTCTTATACATCGGAATCTTGTAGTTGAACCCTTTCGCTTTGAGAAGCACCATCCAGCCGAGCTTCTCAAACATATCCTTATGCCATTCATTAAGACCATGCTGCGTCATAGCATACATAGGAATTCTACCCGCTTTGCGGGTGCCTCCTCCACTAGAACGATTCTTACGCGTTGACATTTCTATTAGGTATCAAACATCTTATTTGCGATTCCATTCTCAAAACGCAGCCATCTAAGCCCCACAACATAGACCGCTACTTCCCATTCCTGATTTAGCGTGCCACCAGGTGGCCGCACGGTCAGATTAAGACGCACATTCTGTGTTCTACTCGCGTTGAGTGTTCCGCTTGGCTGATGTTCTGATGGACTTCTAGCAAATGGATATCCATAGATATAGGAAGCAAATGCGATCGCTCCTCCACGATGGTGACGAGCAATAAGTTGACGGAAATAATCTTCAGTTGAGTTTATAAGTTCTATTCCATTGATTTGGATAGACGCATTAAGAAGAAACGGCTTCGTAGGGTTGAATGTTGGATCATACTCGAAACTTGTTACATTTGTATAGTTAGACCATTCGTTATTATTGATTGTAGCGGCCTTGCGTCTCATAACCCATAGAATCTCTTCCATCGGATGATTTGCTTCAAGTGGAAGCTGAATCGTGATTGTATCACCTGAGCCTTTATTCATAAGATATTTCAAAGGTTCTGAAAATACAAACGTCTCTACGCCACGATGGAGGATTTCAAATGGTGTTCGTAACATCCGTTCACGAACCGTTCCTGTGATATACGCTCCGTAGGTGATGAGTTGAATATCTAAGAATTGTGGAGGCTGAGTATCTGCTTGTATCTGAATCGTAGGTTTGTAAATAAGGCCAGTATCAATAAAACTAAATGTTTTACCGAGTGGTGTATCTGTACAAGAGGCACGAAGCCCCGATTGAATCCGTACACAGTCCTCAAACTTCCGTAGAGTGATATGGATACGCACAGTTCCCTCACGACAGGCGATTAGAGGCATTGCCTCTTTCAAATGAGTGCGACTGAAAAAGAAGGGTAGATTGACGAGCAGGTTCCCACCTTCGGTAGGGAATGGACGTGATTGTGACCAGGTTTTCAGACCTTCAAAACTTGTATAGCCTATGCCATCTGTATTGAGTCCAACCTGTTGGTTAAGATCAGTGAAGAGTTTTCCTGTAATAAAGGCAAAATCCCCATCAATCGTTTCAATAAGTTGATCTTCAATTTCGAGTTCCGCTTTTTCTACGATTGCGGTGCCAAGTGAGTTTGCGTAATACCATGCTTCTTCAGGATTCTTATACTGGTAGCGACCCGATAAAATACGTAGAATTGTTGTCTGATCAAACCAATGTCCTAGTTTAATCTGAAGCATAACATTGAATAGTAAATCACCACAACTGACGGATCCTACATCAAATGTGAATCGTTGACCGAATGCTGCGGGGCCACGGAACGGGAAGTTCTGAACAGCGGGAACAAATGGGCGATTGCGCCGTTCCTGATCCCGTGTAAACCACGTTGTTTCGGAGTTTATTGGTGTATAATAATCATCTTGGTTATCGCGTGTCGCGAGATCCAAAAGGGTTGTGATATCACCGCGAGGCCTGGAAGCTCCACCCAGTCCGTCCATCTGTAGAGGGTAGAGAGTATCCCTTAGATATTCCCTACTGCCCAATAAATAGCATTACAGATGATTTTTTGTAGATTTGTATCATTTAGAATGGGATAGACATTGATACCGACTTGTCGTACCCCTCCAATCGTAGCAGTACCAATAAAAGCATTTCCACTCGGATATGTTGCGACAACGGTTGTTCCTGATTGCGCTACTATAGTGGATGATTGATACCCTGTTGTTGTTGTAAATGTGGTTGGTAGTCCACGGGTAATCGGTGTATCGACAACGACAGTATAGGGTGAAATACTA